ATGAGAGAGGGGGTATATATTACGAGGCCCCCTCCCCCCCTATTTGAAAATCATCTCGAGAAACTTTTTTGTGCATTCCCGAAACATTTTCTGCGACAATCTCATCCATTGCTTGCTCAATAGCTAACGTCTGCTCGGCATCAGGTAGATCAGGCGATAACTTAGTTACTCTAGCTAGGAAGGCGGGAGTATTATAACCTTTCTTCTGATCAAACTGATACCATTCATCCCATTCAGTGAATGGATCATATGGATTGTCAACTGTTGTTAGCATATGTTCAGGCATTTTCTAATCCTAACTTTAACTTAGTTAGACCAATGCCCAAATAGTCCGCAACTTCGGCTTCTGTATAACCACTATCTATCATTGTTCTAGCACGACTAAGTTCAACACTGGAAAGCTTAGCTACATGCTTGGGTAATGCTAACTTCTTAATGTGATCTAGATCTGTATTACTAAGTATATCGTCTAGCTTAGACTTACTGAGTGCACCAGCTTGAATCGCTTCCCATTCACGATCCGTAATGTCAATCCTAGTCTTCTGTGCACCAGTGCGTGCTCTTGCTTCGTTCAATGAATACTGACTGATCTTAGTTACTTCTTCCTTTGTCATACCAGGATTGGCCTGTCTCTTCAAGGCCACCATCTCATTTGCTATGAGCTGGGCGTGTCTTTCTAGGGGGGCGTTCTTCTTAGCAAGATTAAGCTTTGCATTAAGCGATGCAACCTCGCTAGCATATACCTTCCTTGCCGACTTAGATTGAGGCAGACCCTTAAGTGTAAGAGCTTCTTTCCTTGCTGAGTTGGCCATAGCCTTTAACTTATTAGAGTGCTCAGCATAGATAGTCTCCATGACCGTACCCGAAGACAATGAGAATGCATCCTCAGTAACTGCAAGACGTGGATGTGGTTTAGTAACTAAGACTTGACGACCAGTAGCCACACCTTTCTTAAACTCAGGCCTTGTTCGACCCGTCTCCTCAAAGACTTTTTTACCAGTAACGGGATCAATAGGACCACCTCTACTAGCAGGCCTTTCTATTCTTTCCGGAATACGGGTGGTTGCTTCTTTTCGACTAATGAGCGTAGAAGCTCCGGCTCTTTTCCCACCTTGATACTTCTCTTTCAACTGACGAATACCATTGTCCTTCTCAGACTGTAAGAAGTCAAGCTCATGCTTTTCGGCATCAATAACAACCATTGAATGTCGAACGGCACGAGCAAGCTCTTCTGTATTCGCCCTATGAAGAGTCATGTCTGTAATAAGATTTGAAACACTACCCATTTCCTGACCTTTACGTGTACTGTTCATTCTAGGAATGGGTGAATCTTTCGGAATCTTATAGATCATAGGATCAAAGTTCTTTAAACCCTCGAGAGCAGCAGTACTTTTAACAAGCCCTTTATTATTGGGAATGACAATAACTGTATCACCATCGAAGTCAGCACCAGACAAGCGTTGAGCAACTGAATGATGGACACCAATAGCATCTCTTGCTGGACCCAATAATCTTCGACCTTCGGAAACACGATTGTTTACAGTCAATTCTGGAATCTCAAAAGTACCGCTATGTGGATAACGAATAAGAGCTACACGTTCGCCATCCTTTAAACCACGAGCATACACTTCTCCAGGTTTAATAGTCGAGAGTGGAAGTAAAACTTTAGTCGATTGCCTTGGTAAACTCGCGGCCTTTAGATGTACGGCAGCAGAGTCGGTTGAATCAGCAAATCCTAAAAGAAGCTTTCTTCGAACAGTTGGATTTGTAAGGGTGTTGATTTCATCTAGTTCTCTGATACGACGCTGAAATGTAACACTCAACTGAGTTTTTGCAAGATCGGGACTTTGTTTTGACAACATCTGAGCAGAGAGATTCCTTGACCAAGTATCCCAATTACCTTCTGCTCCAGCACCCTCTTTTGTAGGACTACCCACAAAATTAATCGCAGATGCAACTTTACCATCGGGACCATGAAGTTGTCTAACAATAGATCCAAACGGAAGCTCTGGATCAGGTTCAATCTCTTTTAAAGCATCTTTCTTTCTACCAGTACTAGGCTTCTTGGTATTAAAAACAAGATCTGTGCCAGCAGGAAGATCATCTTTAAGAACAGCCATACCTTTAAGGTAATGAGTACCATCCACAAGAATTCGGACCTGTCCATAACGATCTGCACCTAAACTAAGATTTTTTGCCCCTGGACGAACAAATATAACTCCATCTGCCTTAGCACCCTCTTCTCCAGATACAACTTTAATTCGTCTAGAACTAATTGAGATAGGAGGCTGAGTCTTAAAGAAGCTACGACCATTATCTTTAGAAAAATCTGTAATGGTTTTTATTTGCCCTCTATTTCTTTGTACTTCTGCTTTAGTAATTCCAGGCTTTGTCAAAACCTTAGTTGTTGTATATTTACCAGTTCCAAGCTGCAAAACTTGAATTGTATGAACTTGATATCCCTGCTCTCGCAAAGAAGCCAATGCTGTGTGTAGACGAGTTTGTGTAACACCAATTTGACTATCCACACCTCTACCAACATCTACGTATGTCTTTTTATCAACATGCTCTTTCAACATATTAGCTGTTGTCTGAATAGCATCAGCCTTATCAATAGCTCCCGGAACAAGGTCGGCACGAACCGAAGATTCATTACGACCCTGTTGACGAGCTATGGCAAGATTTGACATGCCTTTATCTGACATGCGCTGAGTCTGAAGAATTCTGGCCTGTCTTTGCTGAGCAAGAGCTCGTGATTTAGCTGCTCTGAGATCAGTGGTCGTTATGCCATAACTTCTAGCAATTTCAGTATCAGACATTCCCTGCTTGCGATGCTTTTCAATAGTATCAAGGAAACTACGATTACGAACATTCTCAGTTCCGCCAGATCCCCAAGGATATCGTCCCGAACGGCGAAGGATCCCGTAATGCGCGAGATGATCTTCTTCGGTGCGAATCACGATTCCTCCTCTAATCGTCGGTAATCAAGCAGTTTGTCAAATTCTTGAATTCGTTCCATGATAAATTGAATATCCTCCGGATCCGCATCATAGACAGCTACTTCATCATCTTGATAGATACGAAGTTCAATTGAAATATCAAATGGATCAACTTCATACTCCAGACAAAATAGTGCTGCATAGATTTCGAGTTGATGAACTGATCCAGGAACAACCCCAGTTTTCAAGTCGTGAATTCGAAGTTTTTTACGTCGAAAAGAAATTGTGTCAGCAGTACCAAAGCAATTATCGGAGTAATAAAGAACTTGTTCACAGGTCATCTTATATTCAATAGCATCATTAATATAAAGACCCACAGTTCCGACTAACGTTGAGATACGACCTTCTTTAATCTCTCGCATTGCATACTCATGTTGCATCGTTCCATATGATGCTGCTTGAGCTGCAGTCCATTTTTGAATTAGTTTATTTGGTGTGTAATGAATCCAATGATACTGACTAGGACTTAGAAACGCGTGTTCGCCTTGGAGGCTTAAATGCCTGTTCCAACGCACCTAGAACCTCCTCTTCATTTTCTGGATAAATAAATGCAGCAAAAGACATGCTATCTAATCTCTGCACATAATATTCTTGATTGGCTTGTCTACTTGCGTTGCGAGATTTCTTGAATTCTAAAGATGCCCAATAAGGGCCCCAAAAAATAATCAAATCTGGAATACCTTGACTATAAGATGAATCGGGTTTTATAATCTCACAATCAGGAAACATATCTTTTAAACGATTGATTATCCTAGTTTTGAACGCTCCCTCATTCATTTTTCCTTCTTTCGCAAAAAAAATAACACGCGATATCTATCTCCTTCTATTATAGAGTGCGATTTAACCGCTACATAATATCTAATCACTTATTTATAACTTTGACCGATAAATTGAGATAGAAATACGCCAACCCTTTGGTAATTTAATAAGTTTATGTTTATTAAGCTTCATAAATTTTGAATCTTTGATATGTGGGCCAAACATACGTGTTATTTAAAATAGACATAACAATTTCTTGTTCTAGTAATCCATATCTCTTCGCACATTCCAAAGAGTTTTCAGTAACCTCTCCAGTTTTTATATCTTCAATTGGCACGTCAATATGATTCTCATATAATTCTCTAAACTGTTGATTAAATTTAATTGCAAACCAGCGAGGACGCCAAGCTAGATTATCAATATGACTATTATGACGATCCCCATCCAAATTGATTGGTGTATCAAATGGACCAGAAGGTTGTGGAATGAAAGCCTTGGCTACTAGTAACGGCACAGATCTATGATACTGTTTTCCATCTTTCATCAATCCAACCTGAACTAGACCCGATTGATTTGCATAGGTGACCAAAATTCTTTCAGTCCAGTTAGTGCGAACTCTACCAAAGTTACTCACACTATAATTTGGGAACTCAGGAATCTCTCTCCATAGTTCTTTCATAGTTTCCCTTTAGCAACCCTTTGTGTTTCTAATGCAAGTTTTCGATGATATTCCATTAAAGCACGACCACGAGCTCGAGCTTCTGCTTCTTTGCGTTGATCTCTAACTTGTTCACGTAAATCTTTTCTATTTTCTTTCATTGCCACACTCCATTAACAACGAATGAATGTTGGCCTCCACAATTACATTGAACGGAAGGTTTTAAAGTAATATTGGGCCATTCTCCTTCAACTTCCCAAACAGAATAAGCGTGACCATGATTTTCGTAAGGGCGAATTGCACATAATCCACCACATCTTCCTTCAAAACTTGACTTGCATTCTGGTGCCGATGGACCAGTAACAAAATAACCAATAACAGATCCATCATCATCTAAGAATTCTGTAAGAGTAAAATCTTTACCTAATTCGTGGACTCTTCCTATTTCATCCATTTCACCACTTTATCCAACCATAAACTGGATCAAAAGAAATGATGTGTTTACAACGAGAACATTGACAAACAGAAAAATCATCATTACCTTCTAAACTAATTTCCATTACACGATTATCGGGTACATGACCCAAAAACCAACAAATCAACTGTTCAATCATATTTTCTCCTTAAAAAGCTCTTGGGAAAGGGCGGTGCTTTGCGGAGGTGGATTTTTAAAAGATTATCTTGTGTATAATATCTATTTGCCAAGGTTTCTTGACCAAAAAGTATCTGTAGTGTTTTAGTTAATATCTAAAGGATCGCACGTGGGAATAGGGATATAGACCTTATATGACATATAGTAGATATTAGGTGCGTGATCCTAGATACTTTTTGAACTGATTTTCTTGGCATTTAGATATCATGAATAAAACAAATATAGCTTGTTTAAGCCATTTACAATGAAATGGAGTCTAAATCATACTTACTCGCGTTGAAATTCTCCTTCATTTTCAGACTTCCCCAGATAGCTTCATCGACGAAAGTCCTACTTTTGAGGATGTAATAGAAGAGATCAATAAAGGGGGTGTTCATTCGATCAATTCTTCCATGCCCTTGTTCCCAATTTTTATAAGAATATGTAAGACTATAGAAGATAATTGTATCGGTTTCTACACAATTCCATGCTTCGGAGCCTGCTACATACTGAACCAAATATACCCAACTATCTGTTTCTGGGATATCTTCGTGCTTGTGACCATTAAGCTCAGCTACCGTTGTAACGCGTTCTAAGGCCCGTAGAGACTCTAATTCATAGTCGAAGTTATAGAACACGATCAGCTTAGGATGCCTCTCTAACAGCTTCTTAATCGCTCTAACACGGCTCGGATCACTATTTATCACCCTACGCATAACCAGAAAAAGTTCTGCTATGTCTTTAATTGGTCTATCTGCATAAATATGCCATCGATTTTTGAATATATGTTTCAATAAGTCTTGATTATGATTGACATATATAGTTTTATCATGTCGTACTGTTAGTTTAGGATAGGGCATAGGAACTAAGATCTGAGCACGTAGTTTTAATAAACGCCCTTCACCCAGATAGCGATCTACTTTGGGAAACTTAGTGTGCGGTGCATAAACGACATGTTCTCGTTTGAATGCCGTTCGATTTTTGTAGAACCCATTAGCGATGAATACCGGTATGTAATCAAGCCAGGTATCACCGGGAGTTGCGCTGAGCATGATCCAATTATTGTTTTTGGCGATTCTAAGAAATGCTTTAACCCAGGCTCCATTTCCCACCAACCTTTGTTCATCGAAGATAAAAAATGCATTCTCAATATCTTTATATTTATCGATTGCTTGCCAACTATCCACAGTTAGCATTCCACCAATTGTGGTATCCGGCTCTTTACCAATCACTACGTTAGCGAATTCTTTATCCCAATCTAAGCTATCTCGCTTCTTAGCAGTAGTGATCACGAATACATCCAGATGGGGACAAGTTTCTAAATAGTAAGCAACTGCTACTCGAGATTTACCTGTACCAACTCCACCCCAGAGTATTTTTCCATTATCAAGTTGAGTCAGCGCTAGTTTTTGGTGTGGTTTTAGATCTAGTTCATGCGTCATCTTCTTCCTTTAATTTATTTTATCTTTTTGAAAGCTTTACATAATGATACTGATAAATTATCAACAACACGCTCTTCTGCGTGGCGTAATGATTTTTCTGCTAAACTAAAAACATCTCTGTGTAATTGATATTCTAGATCATCTCTAAGAATTACTGCCATAGGGGTAACGACGAGATGTAAAAGTTCATGAACTATACTTTCTTCCCAAAAATTTTTATCCGGTCGTATTAAAAGATCTTTGGGAGGATCTTCTTCACCAATTGCCCACCAAGGAATAACTAGTTTCGCTCTTTTGTAATCAACCGAACGAACTATTTCCATATAACTTTTTTCATCTTCACAATTTTCATAAACAATATTAATGCGCCAATCAGTTAAACCAAGAATTTTTGTCCACTTTTTAAGAAATGATGATATTTCTTTTTTAGTTGTTATCATTACTTGTTTTTCTCGGATCCCCAATTGTTTTGAATCTGTCCTCACATCCTCGGTTGATACAGAAGAATTTTGATTGACCATTTGTTGAAGCTCCAGTAGAGAGTTGAGTTTTACATGTGGGACATAGTGGACGTTTCATATTTACTCCTTTAGGGAGCGAAGGTACAAGAAGTTAAGACACGACCTTTGGCGAAGTTATCTGAGCTATGCGTACTATCACTAACAACAGGCCATCTTCCTGCATCAGTATCGGGCCAGATAGAAGTATCAACGATCATTGCAGTCATGATTACTAAACCAGAAGGAGCGATGATGTTGTGATCGAGAATAACATCAACTTTATTAAATTCATAACTAACTTCAAAATCAAAACCAGGATTTACTTCAACAGTTCCTGTGGTTAATATATCGCATAAACCAAAACAATAATCTTCACCAGTTGTAGTATTAACGAGTTCTATGTAAGGATTAATATCTGTTATTCCACTAGGTTGATCAACAAACATCCAACCCAGGTGCGAATTGAGATCTAATCCTCCCTCACCACCTAGACCACCATCTGCATGATATTCAGTTCCTACCCATGGATCTTGACCAGCCCAATCTATTGCATTGGGGTATCTTTTGCTAGCAACTTGCATACCTTTCCAACCAGCTGCTCTAAAATCATGACCATCAATTACATCTAATGTAACATGAAAGTTTCGAGACGCATCAACAGTTCCACTCGAAGCCATCGAGCCATTAAAAGGCGGATCTTCCCATGGTGTACCGCTCGGACCACCGGAGCCAAAGTCCAATCCTTTAAATTCCTGCACTGCTGCAGCCAATCCAGTTACGCCATCTATACCACTGAAGTCTACGGTGATAGTTTCTCCAGCCAGAATATCGGAACCAACTTTATAAGCTATACCCCAGCCAAATATAACTTCTCGAGCGGGTGGCGGTTCAGCGGGCTCAGGTGGTGGTACAGATATAACTTCTGGATCAAGCAGTAATCCCACACTTCGTTTGTGTGCCATTATCTCTCCTAACAAAAAATAAACTAAATGTTGACACAGTAAGGGTATCTAAATTAATAGACACCCCCACTGTATAATTAAAACGTAACTCTAATTTCGTTGCTTAGAGTCAAAGCATTTTGCCAGCGATCTAGAGTAGCTCGCAGTTCTGCTTTGGTCTTTTGATCAAGATTGGACTCATTAACAGCTGTTATTAGATTTTGCACGAAATTCATATCCAGTTTATCAATTAGAACATCTTTATCTGGAAGCATAACTCCTCCTATGGGCCCGCTTGGATTCGAACCAAGGACAAACGGATTATGAGTCCGCTGCTCTAACCAGCTGAGCTACGGGCCCAAATATATTTTCCATCGAACCGTGGTAATGGAAGAAGCATTAATAATGAAAATAGTATGCAGTCAACTGCTGCGCATTGAATCCAAAAGTTATGTGTTTGAAATATAGATGCTCCGTATAGAAATGAAGCCAAAGGCCCACCAAAAGCAATTAATCTCGAGTTTGGTGCAATACAACAAGGATAGGGAAATGGTTTCCAGCGGAAGCGAAAATATGCTTCGTTTCTTCTTAGTTTGGCTGTGGTATAATGACCTAATTCATGAATCAAAATACCAAATGATATAAATATAATCGCTATTAACATATTTCTCCTTATGAATGGAGGCGCCGGGAATCGAACCCGGGTCCTGCCTACTTACATTACCACACTTTTTCCATTAGCAGCTTTGGGGGGCTACCTGTCGATAACCACCACCAACTAGTTTTTACGGAACTAGTAAACCGTTTTACGAGGAGTGATGCAACTGCGTTTCTGTTTCTACCTACGCAGCAGAGGCAAGAGACCGGTCAGAAACCTGAACCGATCCCAAGGCGAATACGTTATCATTCGCTTTTATGTTGGGTGAGTATTTGGGTGTACTCATACCGCTGCAAGTGTAGCATCTCAGTAAACAGTCGAAGCCATTTCGCCCCCGCGATACTATTTAGATTTTAAAGGTCTATCGGGTATTTTTAATGGTTGTTTGGATTTGAATCCGTATCCGGGCATCTTACCATTCCAGCCAACCACGCGACGTAACTTACGAGCTAATCGTCTATTACCACCAACCCACATCTTGATCCGTCTGTTGCGAGCACCTTTACTCATTATTATCCCCTCTGATTACTCGCGATTCACTTCACACACAAGAGTATCAAGAGTGTGTTCGGCTTGAAAAAGAAGATTGGATCCATTGCATGAAAAACCGGCTTCAGCAAGAGCTCTATGAAGTAAATTCATTATTTCATCATCTGTCATTCGATTAATAAAATTTCCTTTATAACCCGTGACAATAACAGATTCCATATTTTCTCCTATTAATTTAGCCCACTTTTAGTTTATGCGGCCGCATGAGTAATCACCTTCCCCTAAATTTAAAATGTCCGCGGTGGGACTCGAACCCACAAGGCTTTCGCCAACGGATTTTAAGTCCGTCGTGTATACCAATTCCACCACGCGGACGAAAATATGCAGTGGCGGCTCCGGGTCGTATAGTGCGCTCGCGGTCTTGGTGGCTAGGGAGCTCCCTCTCTAACCATTTGGGGCTTAGTCATAACACCCCCGCCACTTGAAATCGGTGGATCGCGGTGATTAACGAAGCGCCCTCACCCATCCATCTACGCCAGGACCCTTGTGTGTCACGTTTCGAGGTCGTGACTTCGGCGCAGCATCACACTCAGTCTCATGAGTGAGCCCGGATTAGAAGTCCGAGCCACTGAGTGTGAATCTAAACTTTGCCCCGTACATTACGAATAGATTGACACGGGGCCACATCAATCTAAAAGGACGTTTTCATCCAGGTTATCGTCGCCTGTCACTAGCTTCTTTTGTTTAACAAGGGCATCACTAGAATTCCCCGATCTTTATGTTTGTGCTGTGTAAATATAAACCGAACCGAAGATAATCACCAACACAAAGAAAATATCGAGAATAAATCCGAGATTGAGTTTCATCAGATTTTCTCCAAAGCTTTACGACCTTTAGCGGTGAGCTCCCAGAGAATAACATCACGCTTCAACTTGCTGTCGAACTTCGATCGCGCACGAACCAAATCACGATTCTCTAAAGTGCGCATACATCCACGAACAGCTGTCTTAGTAACAAATGCATTTTTCTTTTCCAGCTGAGTATGAGCAGTAGCTGTCGTTTTGGGTGCGCGCTTCAATACCTTTAGAAGATCGACTTGACGCTGAGTTAGATCATTAATCTTCTTTTTAACTCTGGTTGCCATTATTTGATATCACTCCTATTTTGAAGAGAGAAAAGAAAAGGTGGGGGCAGGACTATGCTACCTGCAAGGAAGGGTCATGAGTTGCATTATAATCAATAACCTTCCAACTACACGTTGCTGCAAAGCACTCCTTCGGCCTGGCGCTACCCAGGTTGTCCTCCACTCAGTTGAGCCTTGGAACTTAGAGAGCCGTGTATACGTTAGGGCCAGCCATGACAACACCCTTATTCCGTCACCCCATCGACGGGATATCGCCCGCCGAACTTACAAAAATTTTATCTGTATTGTTAGCTCAACCATCATTCATAGGTTGCCAATACAGATGTTGACCCGTGAACGATCTAGACGGCTCCGCTTTTTTCGGGGGGAGTCACCGCATCCAGAGCATGCTAGCAGCTCGGGAACCAGTTTTCGCGTCTATCCGTTTTCCTGCGTTACCAGGCGACCGATTTGTGGTTAGAGAGTAACGTCTCTAACTTTTGTCGATCCTTTTATAACACGGGCCAAAAAATACTGAGCCATACCCTCCTACTAACCGGGTTATGGTCCCGACCAACTTCTGTATGTATTCGGTCAGATATGGCTCAACCGTTTAAGTCGAACTCGTGGGCTCGTAGGGCGGGTGCTCAAAACCAGCTTCGTTGAGCATTTGGGAGAGCTCGACCTTGTCCTTCGTCGAAAGCGACTTGAACTCGGGAATGTCGACCTTCCGACCATGCGGGTCCTGCGAGAAGTACGCCTGACACGCTTTGACAAAGCTATCATAATGCATAGAGCTCTCCTTTCATAGTGGGTACTAGATCGGCTCTGCCCGGCACGGGGTACCCCGGTTTCTGCTGGACCAGCGGACGATTTGTCTTCTTTCCGTTCCAGGGAGAAGAAGAATTTGTCGCCCCTCAAAATCCCGTGGGCCCCGGGATCATACGCCCCGAGTACCCTACAGAGCCGAATACTTAAGTTGGTTCAAATAAAGATTCTTGAATCGAAGGAACATCTGTTTTTATTGCATTGAGAATATCCATCAAGTATTTTCGTGTTGAACTATTTTCTGAAAATTCCCAAGGTACAAACGGTTCCTCAGATCCTTCAAAGAAAAAATCCACTTCGCCATCGTCGTGGATGTTTATTCTTCGTAATCTAGTCATCATGGTTCCAGCGACGATCTCTCTGAATATTAACCGCAATATCTAAAAGATCAACTAGGTAAATCAAATATCGCCTTAGAGATGAAACACTTCCCAGTCGTGTTCCTAATCTCTTTCTGGATTGAACTTCTTGATAGGAATTTCGCAAAGCTTGCATAAGATCGGTGTCTACCACGGAGCCTCCTAGACAAAGAAAATAATGCCAGGTGTTACAATTTCACCAAGGGCATTACAAAGAATTAGAGCTCCAACTCTTCATTATAGGGGATGTTTATTCTGCGACCGGTACCAATATGATGTCTATAGCTTGTCCATCATCCACAACTTTGGCTTCAACGATTCTCATAGTCCAGGTTTCATCAAGACCAAATTCTTTTGCGTTCATCTTAGTTGTTTTACCGATCATAGAATTAGCGGCTTGTTCAGTAAATTTTGAATGAGGCGATCCAATCGGCATTCTGAAACCAACACCATTTTTTCGAATCTGTTCGATTTGATTTAGTGTGTCGTTCATCCCACAGCTCTTATTGATTGAGGTTCAATAAAAGCAGGTAGCTCAAGTTCCCCCTCAGCTCTTACTCCAAAATAATTATGGAGAATTCCCGATATACATTCACGACAAAGATCGGCTGTAAATATTGGATCGGAAGTCCAAGAACGTTGATCAAGAGAATCGGTTAAAGTTACAGGACCAATTTTTTGCAGAGCTTTGTCAACTTCTTCGCTCATTCCACAACCGCTACAATGAACCTTAAGCATAATTTTCTCCTTAGATTAAACCACACATATGAGCTGTATTTTTCCATGGCCACCAACCTCGAGCATTATATCCTCTTACTCCAGCTTGAAGTTGTGCCCATACTGGCCAATGATCTGCTGTTCCCCAGCGCCGAAGAAACTCAGGTCCGTAGGTTTCTTGGAAGCTTAAATCCATCTGAAGGCCGCCCCAGTAGGGGCTGCCAGGATCAGACCAAGAGCCCTCGTGAGAATGAATACACAGAAGTCCAGCAATTACTCCACTTGCTGCAGAAACAACCGATGTGTGATAAGTATATTTTTTTAAATTTTTATTACAGATACGAAGTGAGATTCTTGCCCAATGAACTGCCTTATGTAATTCAAGCGAGTGTATGTCTTTATGATTTTTTGCAAATCGCATAATACTTTTATCACGACGAATTTGTCGTTTAAGATAATTCACTTTCTCAGAATTTGTCATATGAGAAAATGGCTTATGTGGTAATTGAAGTGTATCAGCTTGGGCTGTCGATGTCGTGACTAGTCCTAAAGTAAAAACTAGCACACTTAGTGCGAGCAGCTTACGCAAAATAACCCCCGTTGTTGATTACAAAACATCTAACCAATATCTAAATATTGAGGTTGATGCCGAGTCGCCCATCCTCTCGGTTCCATATAAAATATGGGTGCCACGTTGGGGTTCTCAAGGGTGCTACCCTTTAGCTCTCCCCGAGCCTCTAGTGTCATCAACCCCAAACTAATATCTAATTCTAAATTTTTACTCGGTTTTTTTCAGAATTGAATCTATTAGTGAGTTTAATCCATACTAATATCTAATATATGGGCTCTAAGCTGCCTACTTCTCAGCAGAGTAAGAGTAGACACTCCCCATACCACTGGCCGTGAGTTAGGGTCGCAGTGAACAGCACACTCAGAGCCCACACTTACAAGCTTAAACGTCCTTACACTCTCTGAGCAGGTGTACCAGTGGTATTATCTGTACCCGATGTACTCTTCTCGATTGCCGGTGCAATTCCCGTCGGCTTCCACAAGCCATGATAGGTTGCAATAGCAGTGACCAGAATCAACAGAGTACTACTCACCCAATCGTGCCAATTCCAACCATTATTCTGAATCAACACCGTACCAACCGCCGCAGCAACAGAACCAGCAAATGTGATCACCGACTGAAGCCCCTTTGACCAGCCTGGCTGCTGTACAACAGAAAGTAAGTGCGGTAGAAAGAAGCCAACAATTAGCGCCCACATAGCAGCATTACTCATGCTAACTCTCCTCCGTTACTAATGCATTAACTGTGCCGGTTGTATTGGTCGTAACATTAGCGGATGTCACATTACAACCCTCTGTATTAACAAGCTTCTGAGTTAGTGACTTAATCTCCTCAACCAAATAGTTCTCAAAAGATTCCTTCTGATCTCCAGACATGTCATCATGTCCAGCCAAACTGATAGTCCACGTCATGTTATGAACTCTCCTCCGTTACGAGATCGAAGTTGGCCTGGAAGGCCTTGGTCGTGTAGACTTTGTACCCGCGCTCTGTGTAAAGAATCCAGTCTCCTACGAAAGCCTTCGTCTGGCGTGGATTCTTGGGGTTGTGAACGCGAACATGAATATACTGCTTAGAGGGTTCAACTGCCGCCTCACGATCAACACTTGACTCGTCAATATTGTGAATCTCACCGAAACACCAACGGGCAACTTCCTCGAAATTCTCCTCAGTTACCTGAACAGCATCTACGAACAGTGGCTTACGTACATACTTTTCGGTGATACTTGTATTGTCCATTAATCCTCGACTCTGGTTTGAATTTGACGATTACGTATACTTCCGAGATAATACCCAAATGCGATGCTGATCAGAATAATGATTGCAACGATGACAATCGTCAATAGAATCATGATGGCTGATCGAGCTCTCTGTACTTCTTCTCCAACTCATCTTCTTCAATAGTCACATAAAGGCTTTGACAATAAGCCTTGATTCCACTCTTACCATTAACCAGCCACTCATAAGGATTGACAATTAGATCCACATTAACGATGGTAGCCCAATCCAGCATTTCAATATTAGTCTCATCCAGGTTAGTGCGGCCGCCAGAAGTGATCATCACTACTCTGGGTGGTCGACCCTTGTAACTAACTGAGACTGGCAAATATGCCTGCGGAGTTTCCTCTTCGTCCTCACCCCGAGGATTCAGCCACTTTACATTCCAATTATCTGCTGCCATTGCCTCGGCCACTTCATCGTCTAGCAATACCGCAAAATTCCGATCGCCTTCTCGATTATACTTACCCTCTTTACCAGCGAAGTTGCGGAAAATAATCCGCACACCTTCCATCAATACAGTTTTATCATTCGGTGGCATCGTCATTATCCTTAACTACCCAATGATGGGGTTGGCCATTTACATCTTTCCAAATAGTTACCGTGAAACTTACACTTCTATTAATCAGATCCATACAGTGTTCTTTTAACTCTTGAGTAACGAAAGGTGAAAACACTTTTTCCATTAGTCTGGTGCCTTAACTTTATTTCGATTATCACGTTGCCAATTTATAAAGTCATTAATAACAGATCCAACATTCTCATACCATTCGCGTAATCCTTTAGCACCAATTATAGATCCATCACGTACTTTTTTACGATATGACTGAATAGTTTTTACAGAGAATTTATCCTGTGCTCTGATAATAAAGATTGGTTCATCAGGCGGAATATCTAAAAGTTGTTTGATTTTCTTATATGTTTCGCTATCCTGATGGACTCCCATTATGCTCCTTTTTGGGAATTTTAGTTGCACATTCTTCACATAAATCAACTATATAACCATCTGCGCCAAGATAAAGTAATGGCCTTACACCAACCGTAGTATATTTTATAATTCTAAATGTGGCAACTGCTTTACGATCGGGATGAATATCGCATCTTGTAATTTTCATGTCTCCACAACTTCGGTTCTAAGACGAAAAGTTCGGATCTTATCTTTTTCAACAACTAAAGTTTTGCCACTAAATGGTGGATTGATATTATGTTTTAATGTTTCCTCAAGACGCACTTCTTGACCATCGAGCTCATCTGGGATATCAATCTCACGCATTGTAACTTCTTTTTTAGAATTAATATCAAAAATTAGAAATGTGGTCACTTTACGAACTCCTCAAATGAGCCGAATTTTTCGATCGCCCTTACAGCATCTTCGCGCAATTTTTCGAAGAAGGACATATCGATTTCGAGATTGGGTATTGTCTTAGCTATATCTGCATCTATCCAACGATGACCCTTAGTGCCGGTTACCGCGTAGAAGCGCTCGTCCTTGACTCGATAGAGGGTCCCACCTTCTTTGACAACAGGTACGAACCGGCCAGCACGCCCAAGGTGGCGCATGCGGCTAACATCAAGTTTCTCATCTTTATCCTGTTCCTCTCGATCAAGATACATTGTCCCCTGTGTCACATTTCTTGTTTCACAGAAGTCGTCGAATGTCAGTTCTTCCCCGGAGAATAATGTCTTGAATACATAGGGATGCTGGAATTGTGCTCCGACAGCTGTCCAGGTATCTCCGGCCCGAGCAATATAAACAGCATCATTTATTAGACAGAATTTATCAAAGGTTTTTTCGTGCTCGAATTCGTAACCATATTTTTTGCCATGTTGGATAACGAACTTGATATCTGATTTTCGAGCGTTAGGAATTTTAACTGAATCAGTTTTAATATGGATAACTCGTTCTCCGCGGGCAGCAATATCATGTTTGAGATCGATCATATACAAAGCGCCGCGCTTGGCAACAATATTGTCTTTATTACGAGGATCACGAAATGGATTAGGGAAGCTTGCTGAGGTCAAACCATAGATGGAGTTTATCACGATCTTGAGAGCATAAGCCAACTTGTCTGCTCCATCTTCATCTTCCAAGAAGGGAGCAAGACGTCCATCTAGCATTTCTCTGGCTAGAGTGAAATCATGACGCTTGATAGCCAGTCTGGCTTGTTTGAGATCGCTGAATTTAGGTGTGTACTTACCGAAGAGATTAAGGATCTCGATTGTGGTTGGGTGCATAGAAGCAATGTCAAGCAGAGCGACATCGGTGTAAATGCCTGGCTCAGAATAGACATATCCACCTTCACCGGGATTCTCACCCCGATAGGAGCTTTTTCCAGCGTCAAAAATATATCCATTGAATTCCTTACTTAGGTCTGTATAGACGAAGCTCTTCTGTGGGTTCTTATCCTTACCAAAGATGATCTCGGCAGTATGTCTTTGAGTTGTGTCGTTGATCGTCAGTCCACTCAGCTCAGCGAGGATTTGGCGGGCCACGAAGTCTTCCCAGCGATCCTCCAGAACAGCCTCTGTGGCTACCACATCATTAACACAATAGTCGACCACCTGGGGCCATTTCTCTTCGGGAACTGGCTGATCTAAAGGTAAGTCGAGCTCCATATGATGAATACCGAGATCGATCTCGAACATCTTCAAGCTCTTCTTAACCGAACTAATATCCCAAATATCAGCATAGGAAAGATTATAAGCTTGGGCAAACATGACGTTACGATTATTCTCGATGATGATCTGACGAGTCAATTCATGGATTTGCTCCACAGTATAACCCAAGATAGCTGCATAGAGAATATGATTATCGTAACGCCTGTTGTAGAAGCCGATCAATTTCAACTTTGACAATGCTTCAACTTCCGCTTGACTTGGATTGATCATCCGAACAACCGTATTATCTCCCTTGAATTTCCAGCAGATAATGAAGAGGTTTGGATAACTCTCCACGTCAAATATAACCAGACGGTCATCATTGACCTCAACCGACTCGTCTGAATTCAGCTCTGGATCTGAAGAGAACTTCATGTTCTGAACAACCTTCAGACACGTCGTTGCTTGATTAGTGCTATTGTTGGCGAAGGCCATAAGTCTCGACCGAAGATCTGAAACATCATACTTTAAGCCATTTTCAGTAGCTTCTTCGAGAATATGAGCAATGAAATCGATCGATGGCTTAGTGCCAGGATGGATCTCTTTACGTAAATTGCGTTCGATTAATTCGCGAAGACCCTTTTCGCTTGTAATAGTCTTTCCTTTTAGCATCTTCTCCTTCTTCGGTCGAAGAGGAAGACCACTAGTCAGAATCGACACTGGAACTGAATTACAGCGAGTTAATTTACGTCGTAATGAAGCATCACCAGGATATGTTTTAATCTCGATACCCTCAGAGTACATTAATGCTAATTCAGTAGTATCTCCCGGATATTCATAATGAAGATGCACACCTTCGCCAGATTTGCTGAGCTCAGCATAGGTCGGTTGCCATTTACTAGCAGCTTCTAAATTGCGCTCTAACCCACTGATACCATTGGTGGATTGGAGATCAAAGTCAATTACAACATGATGTTCTGGTACCTTTACATAATGAAGTCGAGATGTATCAATATCTAATAGTTTCGATTTTACATTACTCCAATTTCGACCCGGAGTTCCTTTCTTGTTAGCGTACTGAGCGGGTTGATCAGCCAGATACGTATCAAGAAGCGAAGTAGTTTCATCCATAACAAGAGAAAACGCAGGTAAGTCTTCGTCATTCTCTTTAGGAACCTTAAATTTCTCCGCATTGAAGCCGATGTAAAGGCTACGAACTTGTTCCCCATCTATTTCACCTCGATCTTTGAAATCATCGAAGTAATCACGCAGCTCTTCTCTAATTTTATACTGCGGTAAAGGCCTGTTAATTCCAGTTTCATCACAATATTCCTTATACAACCCATACGCTTGCTTCAAGGTTGTATAGTTCTGAGATTTGAAGACGTCATAATATGCTTCGATGAAGTTAAAGAAAATATCTGTTTGCAACATCATTGTCAAAGGACGGTATCCATTATAGTAATTCTTGCCCATACTCAAATATACCTTGAGACAATGTGATGCGATAGCCCCTAATTCAAAATCAATTTGGCTAAGTAACGTATTATAGTGTCTAACAGGTAATCTGACCCCGGATGGATTAATGTCAATTAATCTGCGTATAATCCCCGATTTTGCGTCAGTTATCTTGACTGGTTGATTAGTGCCAATAAACAAGAGGGCTTGAGATTTAGCGGTATAACTCGGCTTATATTTCTCATTCATAGTCATTAACTCATGTGAGACAATTGAGTTAAGCCGAGTGTTATCATCTAGCTGTGAAAGATCGCCATCGTGTTGTATAGCAACAAGAGGATTTGACTTAAAGGCCTCTGTGGCAAATGTGCTGTCACTTCGTCCTAATGCTTTTCCATCGAACGTGGTTGTATAGCCTTCGAACAACTTCTGAATAACATTCAGGATTGTTGATTTTCCTGAACCAGCTGGACCATAGAGAACAAAGAA